GGCCCTGACTCTCCGTTTTGGCGATTAGTTGCGTTCACGTAGCGGCCGGAATCGAGCCAGGTGATAGCAGCATCCACGCTGGTCTGGGTCGTAGCGGCCGCGCCGCTTGCTGTGATGTTCGATTCCCCGAATAGCCCGGCGCCGATCTCGTGTAAAGCTCCAGGGCAGGGAATTGGATTATGCAAGATCTGGACGCCAGCGTCATAGAGTCCACGCCAGTGCTTCTTCTCGTTCGACTCGTGAAGTTCGAGCTTCACCTTGTAGCGGTCTTCGACTGTTCGTGCGATCGCGTTTTGGTAGAAAAGAACGAATGCCTTCGCCAGCATCCACCGTTCGATGTGGCCCATTCGGGCTACCAACGCATCATCGACCACGATTTGATTCAACTGAACCAGTCTTTGGCCGTGAAATCCAATCGTCCTGCCGATCAGTGTATTGGCGCATTCTTCCCACGCCTGGCGGATCACGCTGTAGTCGCCTTCGATGGTGATGTCTTCAGAGCTGGCCACCTCTGCAATTTCAGAGTCGAGAGCCAGCATCATTTCTCGTGTGACAAAGTCGCGATCTGTGAAAAGTGACATAGGAAATGTAGCCCTGCCGATGTGAGCGGCAGGGCATCAACTTTCTGAACCAGCTACTTCTTTGGTTCTTTCTTTGCCGAGTTCTTCTTTTCAAACTCCGCTTCTTCTTCGGGAGTGGCCAAGCGGTAATAGCCATCGACGATCATCTTCGCAGCGTCGTATGCACTGGTCCGCATATAGCACCCGGCTTTACACTGCAGGACCTCATCGTCAACGGAGACTACCAAGGGATTGTCAGATAGCTCGAGCGACAGCTTCCTGATCTTTTTCCAATAGCCGCGGACGTCCACGGTTACGACCTCACCTGAACGGCATGGCTGTTGCGCAACACACTGGCTCCATAAAGAATGTCGACAGTGAACTGCTGGCTGAGTGTGTCCGGCTGGTAGCTCATCACCACACGCACCCCGAAATTGCCCATCTCGGCGTACTCAGCGATCGCGCCGGTACCAGGCAAGGGCTGAGGAAGGCGACGAATGGCCAGGCCTAGCGCATTCTTTGCAAATGCAAGGTTGAAGGTAGTAAGCGGAGTTCCGCTTTTGCGAATGAATTGCGACCGGAAAACGTAGAAGTCCTTCAACCGGCCAAGCATGCCGTTGATCACTGCCTTGATCCCGGCATCGCCGGCTTTTTGATACTCAGAGAACCTTGACAGTTGACGAAGAACAGAGTACTGGGCAGCATCCACCATTAGGTACTTCTCCATCGCCGCGGGCACCTTCGCCGTAAACAAGGCTGATTCAGCATCGTCGATCAGTTGTTCCGTGATCGGCGTAGCCGCTGCACCCAGTGGAGTGTTGCTTGTGAACGATGTCGCCAAATTCAACAGATCACTCTCGACCTTTTCCGCGATCGCGATGATGGCCGGTTCCATGTAGAGCTTCAGCAGATCTGGAACGGCCACGATCTTGGTTACGTCGGGAATCTGGAAGGTGGCTTCCGCATGAGTATTCAATACAATTTGTGCGTTGCCGATGTTGGGATTCTGCGTTACAACTGCGGCGCCGTCGGCAATGTTGTTTGCCGTGAGCGTGGGCGGAATCGGCACGTTTACAGTGTCGCCGGCCTTCGCTAGAGTTGGTTCAAAGTCTCGGTTGACCAGATTCCCCATGACGAGGTTTCCCATCAGTGCCGGAAGTGCATCTGCAGCGACCAGCTTAACGATTGCGTTGGCCAGGTTGGCCGAAGTAATAGCGGGCATATTTTTTTCTCTTTCTCGTTTTCAACTTTGTTGTTACTTGGCCAGCCTTGCGATATGCGCTCGGGCTGCTGCCATCGCTTCCTGCGACATGCCAGGACGGATATCATCCAAATCGAATCCAGCTTCGCGCCGGCCGCCTCCGGTGGCACCAGCTCCGCCGACATCCTTCTTGCTGAGCAGGAAGTCGTAGTTGCTCACTAGCTCAGCCTCGAAGTAATCCTTCATCGGGACATCATCGGGTCCAAACCGGCTGCTGCCCTTTTTCACAATTCGTTCCTTCAGGTTTTGGAACGCGAGTTCCCTCGCTGAATCAGAAACGAACGGGAAGTCAGCCAGGCCGGTTCGGATCTGCGCATGCAGTTCTTTCGTCTCGGCATCGGCCTTTGTCTTGGTTGCTTCTTCGCGCAACTGAAGGTGTTGTTTGTTCAACGTATCCAGTTGACGTTTCAGGTTGAGCAGCTCACCTTCGTCTGCTGATTTGGAATCTTTGGCTGCTGGAGGAGCTGGCTCGGGTTCGGGATCCGCTTTCGGGGCGGGCTTCAGGCTCTCGAAGAAAGGCTTGAATGTTTCGCCGAGAACGGCCGCAAGATCCTTGGCTAAAGCCTTGGAATCAATCGGAGGAGCTGCGCCACCGCCGCCAGTCCCAGTCTCTTTGTCCATCAGAATTTGAAAATGCTTCATGTGAAATCCTTGCTACACGGGCTTTGTCTTGTTGATTGAGTCGCCGAGGCGTTGCCGCAGGTCAGCGCTCTTCTGCTCTTCCACTTGCCGCGAAGTGGGAGCTTCGTCGATTTCCAGGTCGATCTGCTTGAGCAGATCAGGTTCTGCATTGGCTGCATATTGCCTTGCAATCTTTTTCTGCACGTACTTTTCATACGTGGAACTTGGGATCTTGAGATCGAGCGCTGCGCGTGCCGTATCAATCTCAGACAGCGCATCGCTCTCAGGAAAGCTCAGGCCCTGCACCTCTGCCCGAAAGTCTTTACGGCCGCGAATGCTGGCCACCATCTCAATGAGCTTCTTTAAGTGCCCACGAAAGATTGCTCCGTATCCGTTCAGCACTTCCGTGCTGGGTGTCATGTCGGCTTCTTTTGACACTCCGCTTTGCGCTGATGCTGTTGCGCTCGTGTCGCGTGATTGCGCCTGCAGGTACATCTGCCTGTAGATTTCCTGAACCAGCGAACTGACTCGATCTGCCGAAGCCTTGAAA